CTGTGGAAGAACTGCGAGCGCAAACTCAACACCAGCTTGCAATTCCTCCATCTCGCATTCCTTGCTCTCTTTCTTAAAAGATTTTGAACAGACTCTTACAGAACTACCACCCATTATTTGAGTTCCTTTCTATATCTTGTAATAAAGGGTTTATATCCTTGTGCAGCCAAAGCGCGACGCCAGCCCGTGCGTCCAATGGGGCAAATCTCATCCACCCCCTCTGCCTGCGCCCATTGCTCAATAGGTTGCAACATGGCCACCAAATCTATCCCGCCGCGCCCGGCAAGCTCCAACAGCAACAAGCGCCTTTTACCGCTTGCTGTCTGCTCAATGCGTGACGTGACAAAAGCGACAAAATGGCGTGCCTGATCCAAAATCAGCCAAAACTGTACCTCCCCATGAATGATCTGCTTTGCCAAAACATCCAGCTCCACATCATCAGGAAAGCGTGCGGCCAATTTCTCCATGGCTTTGGTAATGGCGTCATGATAGGGTGCCATTTTCTCATAACTCCAATCACGGGTTAAATGGATGGAATAGCGCATCATTTTACCCCTTATCTTGATCCTGCATCAATAAAATCCACATCAAAACCGCTGATATGATGCCAAACCTCACCGGCCGGAATCCGCAACCTTATTTTATGAAACCGCGCCCGTGAGCGTAGCTGGTAGCGCCCCGTACTGGATGAAGGCAGCCGTTCCGCTCCCCATTTGAGCGGCTCATTGCGGTTGCGGCGCAATCTCGTCCCCACTGACAGGCGTGCCTGATCGCTATCCACCAGCGGAAAAATACCCCCTAAACGCTGTATCCGGCCATGGGTTGCCCCCATCTCCGGCGTTGTCACCACCGCCTCCATTGCCGGACCAGAAAAAGCACCCAAACGATAATCATGGGCAAAAGCACCCAAAATCGGTGCACCGCCCTGCCAAATTTTGCTGTCAAGCGAAAAAGGCAAATCTTCCAGGTGACTGCTGATCTGATCCAACCCCTCCAGCGTGTAACCCGCCGTGTAGATTGGCAGCAATTCAACAAGTTCCACCTCAATTGTTGACCAGCGTTGCAGCACCCAATCATAAACCAGCATCTGATTGAACAAGGGATGATCGCCATTGCCATCCCTATCATCCATGACCCAATAAAGACGCGAATAAAATGGATCAATCGCACCCACCATCGTGGTAAGACCATGGCTGCCCAATCGGGAAAATATGGTGCGATCCAGTTTTTCAAAACCGATGGGTGTCAATGTACCATCAAGGGCAATCTGGAAAAAACCTCCTTCATCGGCATAAAAACCATACGCTCCTCTGGCAGCAATGGCACTGGATGACTTTGCCCCACGCTTGTCGTGAATTTTCTGGAACGAAAAAATAATATCCGATCCAGGGACAAAAGAAGCCAGATAAATAGCCGATTGCAGGAAAATAACCGGATGGGTGGTTTGGGTCGAACCTTGCACCATGCCACCATCAGCAAAATCCTGAAAATCACAATTTTGGCTCCCTGGCGTCCACCATTCGGCATTATTCAAACCCGACCAATGAACCCGATTTGGCGTATCAGTCAATTGCATCAAACAGACAAAATCACCCCATATTTTTACCACGCCGGCACGGGGTGGATTGCCACCCAAGGCACGAAATCGTGTCGATTGCCCTATTTCAAAAACCTGTGGTGCATCATTCTTGTTCACCGCAATAATATAATTGCCAAAAGCAGCAAAAGACCAACCTGCCTGTGCGTTGGCAGCATAATCTCCATCAAGACGGCTAACATCACGCCAAGACAAATCGGTATGGTTCAACTGATAGATTTTTTTTGCCGTTCCCGCAAAAATGCTCACCACACCATCAAGACCACGAATGGCAAAACTGCCCATGGGGCGCTCAGGCAATGCTTGAGTTGAGGGTTGGAAAGATGGCATTGGCAAATAAGAACCGTCAGCAACCAGGACATTGCGCAACTCATCGCTAAAGGGGCTATTCAATCTGGCACTGTCGGGGCGAAATTCGGCTATCGGTAACAACATCACGCACCACTCCTTTAAAATACCGTCGCGGCAATGTTTCCAGTGCTTATGCGGCGTGAGGTTTCTGCCCGCAAAGCCTGTAATTGCTCCAAAAAATCATTCCATGACGCAGCCGCTTGCGATGCATCTTGCAAAATATTTTTATAAAGCTCATATTTTGCCCGCGCCTTGATGAGATCAAAGGCTTCTAAAAACCAGGGATGGTCTTCATCCATTGAGGTCGGCATTGACAAGCGTTTTGGCTCAAGGGAAAGACGGATCAAATAACGGGCATCATCAGGTGTGGGATAAAGCCGCAAAGTTTGGGCAAAATAATTGTAATGCTGTGGCCGGCCAAATGATGTGCCATTTGGCTGCAACCTCTCCCATCTTTGCGCAGGCATCGGCTGCAATGCTTGCGCCCTCTCCCCCATTTTTTGACAATAAACCGCGCTTAAACCGGCAAGCGTGGCAATATCCGCATGGGCCATACCATCATAAATGGCCTGTCCGGCAATAGTCTTGAAAACAATCTCCCGATTTTGATTGAAATAAAAGGCTTCACGCTCGCAAAAACGAATGGCAGAAAAAATTGCCGCCTGAATTTGAGCCAGATATTCGTTATGGCTGTCATCCAGATCATCGGCAATGGCAACAATCATTTCTTGAAATGTCGCTTTTGGCTTGTCTAACAGTGGTGGCACAGCCTCGAGAGAGCCGCCTGTGGTCACATGAATTGGCATGATATTTGTTCCTTGGATAGCATATTTTTCTCACGGCGGTGGAGAGATCACCACCGCCATGAGGTCAATCAAACGCGGATCAGGCAGGCACGACAGCCGTTGAAATAACAAAGCTGGCAAAATCCTCCCCGTCAAAGACCGTTTTTTTAAATCCAAACACCGTCTTGGCAGCAAGACCCAACTCACGCTGATAGTCGAATAATTCTTCAACCAGTTTATAACGCTCTGCCGAGCCATCCTTGCCAAAGGCAATGATGCCCGCTTGCGCCCCCAATAAAACAGCGCGGCGCACCTGGGGCAACTGTACGCCTTGAGCATTGATGCCAGGGGTTACATGTTCAGCCTCACGCAATACCACACCATTATACATGCCCAGAGAACCATCAAAAATGGGACTTTTCACCCGTGACCCCATATAGGCCGCCTTTTGAATATCAAGCCACTGGCCTGGAGCCATATTGGTGCGCAAGGCTGTCACCTGACTTGGATGCAGATAAAGCACATAAACATTCTCACCACCAATGCGCACCGGTCTGATTTTGGGATTGGCGAGTTTGGCCCGTTCAACGGCCTTGTCAACCAGACTCAAATCAAACAGATCAGCATCCGTCAAATCCTGCTCATGGGCTTTGTTGCCTGCAATGATATGACGGTTGATGCTTGGCGCGGTGGGGCTGTTAAATCCATGATGAACACCGCTCAAGCTCAGATTTTGTCCTTCAAACTGCATCATATCAGCCGTGTAACCACATAGATGGATAAAGGCGGTCATCGACAGACGGTCGGCATACCAGTCAATCAGGCCACTATTGGCCTCCTCGCGCAAATTGAAAGGCACACGCTGCGCATCAATTGTCCCTTCATTCTTGACCCGTACCGCATGAGCAAGTTCATTAAGCAATACCATATCGGCATGGGTAGCAAGGGCTTCCTCATTACCTTCCAAGAGCTGCCCCTCGCTCACGCCACTGCCAATGAGCTGAGAACGCAAACCAAAAGTCACCTTATCTCCAGCCCCTTTAACATTTTCATCCTTTTGTTGGATGATATGGCCTGATGATCTGCCGACAAGCGGGGCAATCGCCGTAGCTTTCGAGACCTCAACCGCCAATTGACGTGACCATGTTTTAACCGCCAAAGGATGATTGACGCCAATTTGTGTAACCGCCATTTTATTCTCCTGTTTATTGAATGTAACAATTCATGACCATTTTCGTGAAAATGGTTCGTCATATCAGCCGCCAAACATCTGGCGAAAATTATGTGGATTATCTTCATACCAACGGGCAAATTCTGCCTCACCCAAATTGGCAAGCGTCTCTAACGACAGTGGATGGCCTGCCTCACGCCCACCTGACGCCGCAAGCGTGCGCGCCGCGCGTTGAGCCTCACTCAAATGATCAAACCGCGTGGCCGCATTGTGCGTACCATAGCCAAATCCATGCGCCAGCTCATAGATCATCTTCGCCGGATTTTCTCTCGCCTCAACACTTGCCGCAACAATGGCGCGCAAATCATCACGCATTTGCTGTGCCCGCATTTCAGGATTACTCAGTCGCGCATCAATACGGGCCATGGCCGTCAAATGTCGCTCCCTCACTTGAGAAAGATAGCGCACCGCCGCTTCCAGGTCAGGGATTTCATTCTTTCCAGCTTCATAAGATTCCTGCCATATTTGCCAGAGTGCCTGCTCCATCTCAATTTGTGGATTGGACTGGTTTTCAGTTTGTTCTTTGGACGCCATTGGCACTGTCATATCCGATGCCAGAGCGGTTTTTGTTTCGCTTAGCTCAACGAACTGCTCCAGCTTGTTGTTTTCGCCGCAATTTTTATCCGAAAATTGCGTCACATTTTTCAGAAATTGCTCTCGGGGCTTTGCTTCATTGATTTGCCAGCGGCTGGCGCCTGAAGAGTGGGCCGCCGGACCAGATGGCGTAGCAAAATGCGCCATAAAGGGACTGTTTTGTCCGTTATCTTCTTGTTGTGTAGAGGGTTCACCACGATCAATAAAATATTCCGGCAATGGCAGGCTTGATGTGACATTTGTTGTCTCGCTCATCTTTTTCCCTTTCATGTTCTTGCCAATAAAAAACCGCCCAAAGGCGGCATTAAAGCTTTGTGATGTCTTTCGTGTCATCTCCTTCATTTATGGCGGCGACACCTGACGCAAAAGCCGCTCCCAGCGCTCAATGAGCGATGCAGGCAAGGGCGAATAACGCAAAATTTCCAGTCCCATTTCCGGCGTGATATAATCCTTAACCAAGGGTAAGAGCTGCTGGATAATGGCGAAAGTCCTCTCTTTCTCATTCGGGCTGGTTGGGGCATCATCAACAATAATATCATAATTTTGATGTGCAACCTCAGCGCGGGTCAGCGGCACATAACGGCTGTTATTTTCTCCAACAATGCGAATAAGCCGACCATCCGAGAGGTAATTTTGAATCAGATACAGCACAATCAACCCCTGTCTTTTGCGATAACGGCGCAACGCATTGAATAATGAGGCCAAGAGATTAAGAGAAGATTGCCGCCTTTGTGCCTCCAGCACTCCCGCCTGACTGATCCCGCGCGTGCCAATAAATTCAGGGCTTAAACCCGTCACCTGAGCGATGGCTTCCTTGCTTTCGTTAAACAGGGCAAAAAAACCTGAAGGAAACTGTGCCACCGGTTTGGGCTGGATGCGCCCACCACCCGATGCCAAAACACCATTTTTTACCCAGGTAATCTGATCGGCACGGGCAAGACTATCTTCGGCCTGCCGATCATCATCAAAAGCACCGCGTTCAGCCATAATACCGCCCTTAGCCTGTGCATTGAGCAGATACATCACCTGGCTGAAAAATTTGTTGGCCCAGCGCTGCGGATCTTTGGTTGGCCGCACCAGCCCGTAAAATTGGCGTTTGACCATGTCAAAATATCCCGTCATACATTCCCAACCAAAAGAACCGGCAGGAACCAATGGCTGGTCTGGCGCCGCCAATAGCTTACGTCCCAGAAAGGCACGCCGAACCACCTTGCGCCATTGTTTGACATGTGGCAAGTCGGGCATTTTTTGTAAAATTTCCATCATTTCTTTTTCTGAATATTCACGTATCTCTCCTGTAAGAAAATCCGCTGCGCGATAATAGGCCTCGCGTTCCAACCAACGGCATTCCACCACAATGCACCGCTTTGCCCCAACCTCTTTTCCTGATCCCTGGCCGGAAAAATAAGCATTGTCGCCATCATTGTCATGTGGATTGGGTGAGGAAGCATCTCCTGCGGCCCATCCGGCATGTAAATCTTCCCTCCCGACATCAGGAAAAAGTGCCTGCGCCTCCTCATAAGATTTCTCATCAACATACCACAAGCGATTGGCATCACTCAAATTCGCCTTGACCGCGCCACTATCCCAAAGCATTTTAAACGGGTCAAGCCGCTGCATCAATGGCTTGCCATCACCATCGCCCTCAAAGTCCAGCCTGGTGTCAATCCAGCCCATGCCTGCAATCACCGTATCGGCAAAAGCCTCTGATTCCTCATCTTCTGCTCCGGCCTGATCACGAAACCACTCCCCTGCCCCTGTCAGTAATTCATTGGCAACGACATCCCCCTCTTCGCGTGGCACATAACGCAATTGGCGACGGTTGTTGATTTCAGCACCAATCACGGCATTGACCAACGGTGCGATGCGGTTAAAAGTCATGACCGGCCGCTTTTGTTCACGCAAATGAAACAAATCATCTGTCGCCCATTGATCCCCATGATAAAAGGCATAATCCTCACGCGCCTCATGGCGCCACGCGCTGACATGGGCAATATCTTGTGCATACCAGCCAAGCAACTTGCGTGTCAGGACTTCATCATGATCATCCTGTCCGCTGTTGTAACTTTGCGCAATATTCATTCATCTTCTCCATTGTTATCGGCCCTACACCGCCATCCATGAGGTGGATATTTCATGCCTCCCGCGATAGCGACCGCCTGTCTTTGCTGTTGCACCACATTGCGGTGCTTCGTAAGCAACACACATCAAACCAAAAGCATCCGCACCATGACTTGCCCAATCATGTGCCGGACCCAAACCGATATTCCGGTTTACATCCCGCTTCTCATGATAATTTTGCAATGCTTCCAACCCTGCTGCCGTTTTATCTTCATCAAACCAGATTTGAGGAAACAGCCGCCTTGCCGCCTCAATGCGAGCCCGTGCCGCACCAATTCCCTGATTGGGAATGATCGTCACATCAAAACCCGCCGCCCATAAAGCATTTTCAAAAGAAGCATTATGAACCCGGTCATGCGTCCGACCATCATGCGGCAACACCATCAAAGCCTGCTCATAGCCTTGCGCCCGCAACCAATCAACATGGACAGCCAGCGGCTGACCTTGTGCTTCATAATAATGGAGCACACGAATTTCATGCGCGACAAATTGCGCAATCCAGATAGCCGTACTATCGGCACGCGCACCGGTGCCGCCAATATCCCAAAAGGCACGGATTGGCAGTAACAGATCACGGGAAAGGTGCCCTACCCTGCCCTCTTCACGCGCTTGTGACAAACTTTTTGCAAAATATGCCCCATCAATGGCACTGACAAAATCACCTTCCCAGATATGGGCATAATGATCCGGCCTCCTGTCGCGATCTTCACGCCGTTGTGCCGCCAAAACGGCTGGGAACCACGGATTGTCACGCCAATTGAGTTGAACAATCTTTGCCCCTGCTGGCGGATTGACCCTAAAACGTTGATGGGTCGCAGAGGTTTTGCGCTCCGGATTCCATGTCACCCAAATTTCAGACCCCTCCTCACGAACAGTCGGAATGGCCTTTGCCCAGGCTGCTTCGCTAATCGTTTCAGCCTCATCAACCCAAAGCAGATGAATTTTGGCTTTTGATTTAATGGAATTGAGATTGTGTCGCAAACCAACAAAGGCAAAAGCAATGCGTCCGTCTTTTGTTTTGATCCCCCGATCAGTTAAATCAAAATGGCGTGCCAGCCAGGATTCACAGTCAATGGCAGCCTTGATTTCAGCCAGTGAACTATTGACCAATGTGTTTTGATATTCACGACCAATGACAATCAATCCCGTCTCGCCCCTCATGGAAAGTTCATAGGCTTTCAGGGCGGCCATTTTGGCAAAAGAACGTGTTTTGCCAGAGCCTCTGCCACCATAGGCGCCGCGATAGCGTGCTTTGCCAACAAAAACCGGAATGAGCTTTGGTGGCAGTTCTATTTGCGCAACACAGCCTGGCTGCACAACATGATTTTGTTGTTGTGTCAC